ACCTTTTCCTCGCGCTGATGCTGTCAGCGCTGCTCTCGTGCGGGGTCCCAATCGTCACCGCGTTGCTGGTCTCATTGTTGACAGCGAGGCTAGGCTTGCTCATGTCGTCCCTAGCACTAGCAGTCATCCGAAGGTCCTATTCACTCTTTGGGCCGCCGCCCACCCGGATTTCCTTGTAGGTGCTTCGGACCTCCACACTTTGGTCCTCGGTTCAACACACGCAGACAACATCATCGGCGAGCACTTGCAACGTTATCGCTTGCAAGAAATTTCCGCTGTTCAGGTCTGTTCTTCTCAACTCGACAGTTCTGAACGCGCGTTGTTGGATTCCTGGGCCATCCCTTACTCAAAATTTCCCACCGGTCGAACCCCCCACCCTGTTTTGAAAGCGCTTGAGAATCATCGCAACGTCAACACCCTGCCCCACCTTCTTTCAGGTCGTGTCAATGTTGTGTCCATGAAAATGTCCAAGGTTCGTGCTTTACGTGCCCGTTGTCCTAACGCTGACATTCGAGTCTACAACCCGGTCATTACCCCCGCAGACGTCACTAGATTCTCTGAACCCGCCGATCTCGCCCCTCACATCGAGGCTGACATTTTAGTTTTCGATGACTGTCTTCACCACCTTTCACCGGGTTTAGTCTCAGCTTACATGGAACTTTTCAACTGCGAGCGCGTCCTTGCGTCCGGCATTTTTCCAATTGAGACCCTTGATCATTTGTCTTCCGTTCTTCCCCAGCTATATTCTATCCAATATTTGCCTGGAGACAAATATCTCTTCTCTCCCCGTGACAACGAGTCGGCTTCCTACGAGCAACACATCGGCGACTCCTCTTGGTGGAATCTGGGTTCCTACGTTTGTGGTGACTCAAACTTTGACGTTGAGTTTTTATCGTCTCACGGACCTTACCATTTCGTATCGATCTTACGCAATGTCACAGAACCAGTTCGTCGTACGCACCGGGCCTACGACGTTCCCGACGTCATTCGCCTTCCCACTTTCTCCGGCGAACCTCATCTTGAATCCCCCTGGTTCCCGGCCAGCATGTTCGTTCAGGCCATTTCCCATGCTGGTTCATTACGTAAGCTTGGTGATGCCGACGTCATCGCTCGAATTCGTGGTCTGGCCAACACTTCTCTTGGCAAACACATCCCTCTAGCCACATGGGAACGTTTAGCTATGTGTTGCACTCTAGCTGGTAGTCGAGTCAAGTCCGACTCAATCATTCACGTCACCGGTACGTTCTATGAGCGTCTTCACCTCATGCTACGAAATTGGTTGCTCACTGTTCTCCCCACCTGGCTTCATGAGCTTGCCTTTTCCCACTACCATCAAGTCGAGAGAGTCCGGAATGCACTCAACCGAGACCGTGTGCATTTCACAGTGCCCCTCAAACACGACGTAGTCATTGCTGTTGAGCACGTTGAGCTCCAACCATTCGTCGCTCCGGCTCCCGTTGATGATGCCTTGCCACCTGATTTCAATGACAGAAACCCACCCCGTCCTCCTGCTGATCCAGTACGTCTCCGCAATCGCATTGCACCAGATTACGAGGCTCGTGCTCGTCAAGGTCCCCGTCCTGTTGGCCGTCCCGTCCCAGCCCCTGCTCTTCAGATCCCTGGTCTCCCTCCCGCTTTTGCCGCTCTCACTCTGCTCGGCATTCCTCCGCTAGCTCGACACTCCCCCGAGTTTGGTTGGGTTCCAACTCAAGGTATTGTACCTCAGGTTCCTGAGACTTGCGGTCATTTAGCATTGCGTGAGATTACGGCCCACCTACCTCATGTCGACCTGGACGACGTCTTCACACGTGTCCTCCCTCTCCTCCCGGCATTGGAACTCGAGAGGGCCTCCGACATTACCGTTGGCACTTCAGTGATCTTCTTACATGCTGTTGCTCTTCTTGCGGAATTCGCCATCCACGTTCACTACCACCTTCCCATGCCCAATGGCTCTCTCACCCGTCTCGGACTGGTTGATGCTGATGTTGTTCACATTCATGCCGTCCGTCTCCCCACTGGTGAATTTCATTGGCAAGGTGGAGCACCCCCTCGTGCTGATGACAATGGTCCAATGCCTGTCCTAGGTGATTTCGTTGGAGCTGCTACTGACCTCGCAGCTTCCTTTTTCGCTCAGATCAAAGGTAACCACAATTCTTTCACCTTTGCTCCTAACTACACGAATGCCAAGATGCTATTCACTGAGTTAGATGAGGGAACAACCGGCATGGCGAGCAAACTCGACAAATGGCCACGCAACCGTAAGAAGTTTGAGTCCGCTGTTCGCAATCCAAACCCCCTTCGTCAGGTCGAGTGCGTCTACTTCGGCGGTGTTGCCGGTAGTGGTAAATCATATGATGTCCGTCAGGTTTTACTCCAACGCCAACGTGAGCTCTCTTGGTTTCTACTCTTGGTCTGTCCCTTGTCTGAACTTTGCTTTTCCTGGGTCAATCAGCTCCGCAATCCTACCAACGATCAGAAGAGTTGTTTCAAGACCCACGAACGAGCCTTCTTCTCTTCACCGTCTATTCTCATTCTGGACGAGGCTCAGAAGTTTCCAGGACATTATCTCGACTACTACGTGGCGACTCACCCGGATTTGCGCTTTGTGATCATGCTCGGTGATCCCTTCCAATGCGGAGCTCCCATAATCAACAGGTCCTCTCAATTACGGTCAATTGATTCACCCGGAATAACACTGTCTCCTTTCATGACCCGCTACCTAACTGGGTCTTGGCGAATCAACTCTCACGTGGCCAGTTGTTGGAACATCCCAATTTACCACAGTCAACCAGCGAACGTTTCCATGGTCGGTCAAGTCCCTGCACACCTCCCAGTTATCGTCACCACAGTCACTGCTCAAAACGTGTACGCAGAGTATGGCACCAAGGCTTTCACAATGTCCTCTTGTGGCGGCCAAGATTTTCCATGTTCCTACACCATTGTTCTTACCCGAGAACTCTTGAACGCTGTCCCACCTGAAGCCATTTACACTTGCTTCACTCGTTCCCGTTCGGAGATTTTTGTTTACAATGCGATGGAACCTGGTCAGCTGATCCGAGCAATGAATGGTTCACCACTTCTCGCCAGTGTGCTTCAAGGCGTTGTTCTAACTGCTCCCTTTGAGGCTTACATGGGTACTCGGTTAAATCAACAAGTTGCTCTCGTGAATCCCATTCCCATAACACCAGGTGCTAGACTTCTCACGGTCGCAGAGGTCTTACAATCTCGTGTGGAGGATCCCATCACCAAGTTCGACGCACTCGCTCCTGTCATGAGGTGTTCAATGTTAGCCCCACCCCCCGATCGTTGTGACTCCGACACTGCTCCGGTTTCCGTTCGTCATGCTGAGCTCGTCGATTCTTGGGTGCCTACTTATTGTGGCCGCTACCCCGATCCTAAGAACGACTTGCTCAATGGTGGTTTTCCCAGAGAGGATTTCGAGTTCATGAGTCCTGACGGTCAAATGGGCGAGATGTTTGATGATGTGGCCGAAAGTCCAAGCGACCGCATTGAAAATCTCACTGACATTTTCCCTTTGCATCGTTCTTCTGATCCCGCCCTTTTCCGGCCTTCTGTTGAAAAGCGCCTTCGCTTCGCATCTGCTGAGGAAAATGAGGCCGAATTATCTGGACGTTCGTTCCTTGGACCTCTTCTCTCCGATGCTTTCCTCAAAGATCTTGGTCTCGTCGAATCTTTCATTGATTTTGACTCCGAGCTTTTTGACCACTGCGTCGATGATTGCGCCAGGAAACGACTCTCTAAGTCCACCACCTCTTTGAACAATTTGGAGCGTGACCAGGACCCCTCGATCCGGACCAATTACGACGTCCTCAATTTCCTGAAAGGTCAACTCATCAACAAACTCGATGCTCTCACCAAGTATGATGAAGCTTCCAATTCAGTCTTTCCAAAGATCAAACCGGCTCAAATGATCACGACGTACACCGAGGAAATTAATGCCTTCTTCGGTCCTCTAACGCGTTACCTAGCTGCTAAGCTACGCCTCGTCTGCCCGGAAAAACACGTGATGTTCTACGGCGGTATGTCCTTGTCTGATCTTGATGAATGGTCCCGCGAACATGTCCCACCTGGTCTCACCACAAGCTTCGCGAATGACTACACAGCTTATGACAAGTCTTGTCGAGGTGAATCACTCGCTTTCGAGATTTGCATTATGAGGTATTTTTCCATCCCTGAAGAATACATCGACCTCCATTGCGATCTCACACTCCACCTCAACAGCGCTCTTGGGCATCTCGGAATCATGCGAACATCTGGACAATGGTGCACTTACCTGTTCAATTCATGGTTTAATGCTGCGTATTTCGCTCTGAAATATGAGTATCCGGCCTCCGTTCCCCGAGGATTCTCTGGTGACGACATGTTCATTTTGTGCGTCCCAGTTGAACGTTCCAGTTGGGCGCGGCTCTCTCCATACTTTTCTTTAGTCGGTAAGCCAGTGTTTCAACGCTTCCCTGAGTTTTGCGGTTGGATTTTAACTTGTCACGGAATCATACGCCACCCTTATTTGATTCTTTTGAAGACCATTTACCACCAACGTCACGGTACCTTACCAAAAGTTCTTATCAATTACTTTTTGGAACATTCTTTCACGTACCGTCTCGGCGATGCTATTCATGATTGCTTGCCTCCAGATTTGGTTTCCGCACATGGTGAATGTTCACGCATTTTCTTGTCCCATGCTCGTGACATTCCCGAATTCCTCTTCTCCAAGAATCGTGTGACTCACGACGAAATTTGTCCTGTCGAATTACCAACGCAACTTACCAAGCGTGTTTATTCGATGGATTGGCGTCATGTTCCTGGCAGCATACGTTCCCGTCTGTTAGGGTTATGAAAGCGTTTCTTCATGATGGTTATAGAGTTTTCTAAACTTTATGTCTGACCTTCCAACCGCTGACCAGATCACCCAAGTTTGTCTTGCCGTCCAATTTCTCCTCGAAACCCCTCCTCGCCAAGCAGTTCAAATTCTCCCTCACCTCTTAGCTATCGTCGAATATTTCGGTTCTACTGATACTTTGTCTACTTCTGAACGCCCTCACGTTCCGATCAACTTCGTCCCCATCTCCACTTTCCTCGAGTACCTCTTCAAGACTGACATCCGAGAGCTCTCAGGACCCATCGCGCTCATCAAGCCCTTCATCGAGACCCGACTCACCTACTCTGAGACTGTAGTT